CGGCGCTGGTGCGGGGGAGGCCGAGGTCAGCGACGCCGGAGCGGGAGAAGTCAGCCATGCCTATGCATCCTTCGAGAGGTGGTCGAGCGCGGAGGGCGTGGCGTCACTGACGCCGGGCCCATACTCGGTGTCGGCGACCGCGGCGTCGCGGCGGATCCGGCTGCCGTGCTTCTTGACGAACGCCGGGTCGGGCTGCGCGCCGCCGGTCCAGCCGGGCGCGAGGCTGTGGCTGTGGAGGTTCGAGCGATCGTTGCTGTAGCGGCGCCAGTTGATCTGCTGCCCCTCGCCGTTGCGCGCATCGATCTCCGACTGGCGCTCGACGTCGCGCAGCTTCTTGAGCGAGTCGATCGTGACCTTGCGGTTCTGGCCGTCGTAGGTCTCGAACTCCTGCAGCGGCTCGTAGGCGTCCATCCGCCCGACCTGCGGGATCCAGGCGGCGGGGCGGTCGCAGTGCAGCGGCGCGCCCTTGGTCGCCCCGATCGCGATCGGGACGTTGATGTCGGTCAGGACCTGCCCGCAGACCTGACACCAGTAATCGTGCAAAGCCATCAGCGTCGTCTCCCTCTCCCGAACGGCCACGCGAGCAGGTAGCACAGCGCCACCAACGCACTCAGCACGGCCAGACTGCGCACCTAGCCGCCCTGGTAGAACAGCTCGTCCTCGATCCGCGCCACCACCGCCCGAATCTCGGCCTCGACCGTGCGCCCGCGCTTCGCCGCCCGGTGCTGGAGCTCGGCGAGCTGCCCGGGCGTGAACGGGATCCGGATGTCGCCGATCCGCACCGAGGCCAGCCGCTCGATCGCGGTGCGCAGCGAGCTCGGGGTCAGCGGCATCGAGACGCCGAGCAGCTCCTCCAGCGCGGCGACCTCGGTCGGCGCGAGGTGCAGACCCGCCGGCAACTTCAGCTCGCTGGCGTACTCGTGCAGCAGCTGGTGCATCGTCGCCACGCTCGCCTCTATCTCCTGCAGCACGACGTGCTGCGCCGCTCGGCCGCTCGGCTCAGGCGCGGGTGCGGTCGTCGAAGTAGATCCCCGCGGTCTCATCGCTGAGGGTGTAGTAGTCGTCGCTGCTGGCGCGTTCTTCATGGTCGGTCTCCAGGTCGTCGGCGTCCTCGGTGGTCGCCGGGGAGTTGCGGTAGTCGGGGCGTTCGATCTGGCGTTCTTTCGCCAGCGCGTTGAAGGCGGCGTGGCGGCGGCGCCGCTCGGCGACCGGTTCGACTTCGCCGCCGGCCATGCGCCAGGCGACGTAGTAGCCGATCGCCGCCGCCATCACGCAGTCGTCGTGCTGCCCGCGCGCCGCTTCGGCCTCGCCGATGGTGCTGGCGGTGATGAAGTGGCGGAGCTCGCCGCGGGTGATCGGGCTGTTCAGGATGTAATCGGGCTGATGGCTGATCGGGTCGACCGCGGTCACCGCGCCGTGGAAGCTGGCGAGGAGGAGCGGCCGGGTGCGCGGGGAGGTCAGCCACCCGATGCGTGTGCTGTAGCGCCGCTCGACGCTCGCCGCGTCGGCATACTCCCAGACGTAGAAGTGGCAGTACCCGAGGTGCAGCTGCAGCGTGTCCTGCGTCGCCAAGCCGTGGTTGTTGGTCTCGATCGCGGCGAGCGCCTCGATGCCGTCGCTGTCGCAGTAGTAGCGGCCGATCGCGTCGCAGATGAAGGCGAGCGCCTTGGGGTCGAGCACGTTGGTGACGTACTGCGCGACCTGCTCGGCAGGCTCTTCGATGGTCGGCTGGCGGATGACATCGACCACGCTGTAGTCCTGGCCGAGCCCATCGCTCACGTCCACCCCGAGGATGTAGCGGCGGTTGCCCCGGAGCCGCGGGTACTCCCAGATCGAGAACACCCCCTGGCGCAGGTTCGGCAGGCTGGCGAGCTGCGCCTTATCGAGCCGGCGGAAGCCATACCCCGGCGGCACCGGTTCGATCTCGTGACTCACCCGGGTCGAGAGCCGCGTGACGTGCGGCGCCAGCGGCGGCACGATCCGCTTGGCCTGGAGGTCGGCGCTCGCGGTGGTGGGGTCGCGCCGCAGCTGCGCGATCTCCAGCGCGGGCTCGACCGCCCAGACGTCCAAGAGCGGGCGGGAGCCGGCCTGGTCGATCTGTTCGAGCTGCTCCAGGGTGAACACCGAGCGGCCGGCATACTGGAAGCACTCCTGGTCGTCGGCGGGGTACTCCTTGAGGAACTTGTAGAGCTGGCCCTTCTTCTCGTAGAAGGCGCGGGTCCGCTCGTACCAGTACAGCTGGTCCCGGGTCAGGGTGACCGTCTTCCCGGCGAACCACTTCGGCGAGTCCCGCTCGCACTTGGTGGCGTGGGTGGTCGTCGAGGCGAGCGGCGTCCAGTCGACCGGCGCGGGCAGGGTGTACTTCTTCGGCTCGGCCGACCACGGGATGAAGATGTTCTTGAAGCGGCCTTCACCTTCTCCGCTCGCCAGCCAGTGCTTGTGCCACCAGTCGCCGGCGAACTCCGCGGTCGCCTCGTACAGCACCAGCGTGTCGGGCGCGTAGGGGATCGCCGGGAGGAGCGCGGTGTCGAGCTGCTCCGGGTTCTCCCAGGTCGGGAGCTCGCTGATGTGCACCACCGAGTAGGTCTGGCCGCGGCCGATCGAGCCCTTGCTGCCTTCAGCGCCGCTCACGCTCTGGAGCGCGCCGCGGGTCGACTTGCCCCAGGCGGTCTTCAGGAACGACGAGTTCGCCAGACTGAGCTCGCGGTTCTTGTTGAAGTAGACCTTGCGCGGCCGCAGGAACCAGGGCAGCTGGTCGTAGATCCGCACCACCATCCGGAACAGATACCCGGCCTGTTCCTCGACGTCGGCCGCGGCCAGGGCCCGGATGTGGGCGCGGGTGATGATGCGGTGCGCGACCAGCGCCTCGGAGAGGGTGGACACGCCGAGCTGCCGCGCCTTGAGGATGTTCAGCAGCAGGCCGTCGGGGGAGCCGTTGTCCCGGTTCGCTTTCTCGATCCGTCCGAGCTGATCGAGCACGAGGCGCTGCGACTCCCAGAACGGCGTCAGCCGGCGCAGGCCGTGGCCTTCCATGTCGATCCAGCAGAAGCGCTCGGCGAAGTAGGGGAAGTCGTAGATGTAGCGCAGCCGCGCCGACGACACGAACAGCCCTTCGTCCTCCGTGAGCGCCCGGGTCGGCGCGCCCTCGTCGTCGACCGCCTGCATCGCGCTGGCGGTCAGCGCGGCGCTGTCAGGGACCGAGTACCACGGGATGACGCCGTTCGGGAAGGCGCTCCCGAACTGGCGCGTCGCCTGGGCCTCGCGCTCGGCGATCACATCCGGGTGATACATATGCGTCTACGCTGGCTCCGCGGGGGGCGCGAGTACCGACTCGGCCTCGATGACCTCGGCGGCCGCCGTCCCCGGGCGCTCGCCGAACAGCAGGTCGCCGACCGCCTGCTGCAGCTGTTCGAGCGCGCCGGGCGCGGTGCCGCCCAGGTTCGCCGCGAGGTTGTTCTGCTGCACCACCAGGCCGCCCTTCTTTTCGAGCAGCTGGCCGAGTTCGAGCGCGAGCTTGTGGCGTTCGACCGTCGGGTCACTGAGCGCCTTGTCCATCACGTCGGTGACGATCGGCGGCAGCTTCCGGGCGATGATGTGGCTCGCTTCGATGCCGGCGCGCAGGATCATCGCCTTGCGGTAGCTGGCGAAGAGGTCCGCGACCGTGAGGCCGACCAGGGTGCAGAGCCGTCCCAGGCTCCAGGCCGCATACCGCGGGTCGAGCAGCAGCGTCGTGATGCGCTCGATCTCGCTGCCGCGGCCCGCGACCGCCAGCGTGTCGGCGAGCTCGGCGCGGCCGCCGACCGCCTTGGCGAACGCTTCGATCGCATCCGCGTTCAGGACCGCTTCGAGGTCATCGAGCGGCCGGTCGACCCGTGCCGCCGCGGGCACCAGGGCCGAGGTCGGGGTCGAGGGGCGCCCGCGGGGGCGGCGACCCGCGCTGGGCCGGCTCACTTGCACACCCGGTAGCCGAGGACCGCCGAGGCGACCAGCCCGGGCGCCCGCGGGGGCTGGACCCGCGCCGGGATCGGCACCGGGGGCTGGGGGCGCAGGAAGCGGTCACTCTCCTTGGCGGGCTCAGGCGGCGGGTCCACAGGGTCCGGCTTCACCACTCGCGCGCCGCCCGCAGGCGCTCCAGGTCCGCATCGCGCGCCACCAGCCGCTGGTGCAGGTCGTGGGTCTTCTCATCGGCCAGATAGATCAGCACCTCTTCGTCGTCGGGGATGTGCCCGGTGTCGCGCTGGGTCCGCGCCACATACTCCTGGGCGAGCTGCGCCTCGGTGGCGTCGAGGTGGCTCACGCCGGTGTCCATCCGGACCTCCACCCGCTCGGTCGGCGGGTCGGCCGGGGCGTAGCGGTCGGCCAGGCGCAGCAGCAGCGCGTTCTGCTGGCGGAGCGCGGCCGCGACCTCGCCGAGGTCACGCGCCAGGCGGCGGAAGAGGAGCGCGGTCGCGAGTCGCTGGAACATGCGGGGGTCCTGGGGGAGGATGGGACCAGATCCGCGGGCTTGTCTAGATCCCCCTCCTGCCGCGGGCCGCGGGCACCCCTCCCGCAGAGCGTGCCCGAAAATTTTTTGTAGATTTTTCTGAGGTCGGGCGCGTGCCCTCGCGCGCCCCCCGCCCCCCAGCCCCCGGACAATGCAGGGGGCCTGCGCGCTGGCGCGCTGCTCCCTGCCCGCACCGAGGCTGCGCGCTGGCGCGCTGCTCCCCTGCGCCC